CCTTTATTTCATTAGTGTAATTATAGTATATTATTATCTGTTTGTCAATAGTTTTTGTCTATTTTTAATAAATAGTTATAGTATGTTAGAATCAGAAGCAATGAAAATATCAATGTTCTTAGAACCATTAATAGGGCTAGGAATCACTGCGATAATAGTACTATGGTTTAAAGAAGCTGTAGGAGATTTTGTAGCAAGTCTAAGATGGAAAATGAAACCAGGATTTGAACCCGGTGACGAAGTATTTTTAGATGGAGAAAAGGCTACTATTATTAGTATAGGCATGCGAGAAACTATATTTGAAATTGATAACGGTCGAGGTAAAGTATGGAGATATATCTACAATACACGCATACCAACACATAGATTGGAGAAATTAATTGTTAAAAAATAATATAGATTGGCATCTAGCAGAATTATGTATAGATGTATCGAAGATAGTATACGAAGAAAAAACAGAAGTAGTTAAATTCCTAAAAGATAACAAAATAAAACATTCAAGTGTTAAATTCTTTGAAAAAGAAAACGCACAAGGCTATGGTATTGTTATGCCTGACTATGTGATCGTTGCTTTTAGAGGTACTGAAGGCGCTCAAATGGGTGACTTATTAGCAGATATCAAGGCTTGGCCTGCAGGTGCAGATACAACAGGTACAGTACATTCTGGATTTAAACATGAATTAGATAAACTATATCCTGAAATTATTAAGTGGTTGGGTAAAAAACTAACTACTAAAAAAATAGTAATTACTGGACATAGTTTGGGAGCTGCAATGGCAACTATATGTGCTACTAGATTTCACCAAGCAGGTGCAGATTTAGTTTTATATACATATGGGTCACCAAAAGTAGGTGATAGAACATGGGGCGAACAGTTTAATGATATAGAGGCGTATAGATTTGTTAATAACAACGATATTGTTACTAGAGTTCCATTCTTTGGATATTACAAACATGTAGGGCAAATAGAGTATATTACATACGATGTGCATATCAAAACCAAAGTAACATGGTGGCAACGCTTTAAAGACAGAATGAAAGGAACTGGTAAAGCAATTAGTAAGTTTCAGTTCTTTGATGGACTATATGACCACTTTGGAAATCAATATATTAAGAAAATTAAGACTCGTAAATAATTTGATTTGGATCTTTTCCGTGTACCCACGTACTATCTAATGCTTTAATAACACACTTTGACTTATATTTTTCAACTGTTAATGCTAGTTGTTCATCACTTCCAACTAAATCTGATTTTATAATATCATAACAAGGCGTTTTATTTTTATCTATAGCAAGTATAATCATATGCTCTAATCCATTGTTACGCCAATTGTATCCAATACGTGTATCTTCACCTTTTATAAACCCATCATAACGTATTACATCCCAAAAATTAAATCTGATGTTTTCCGGATCTGCTTCTAATACTTTTTGATTATCAGTCTCGACAATAGTTGTACCATTAACCACAACTGCGTGACCATCAAATACTGTACTATTGTTTTGTGCTAAATTTACAAACTGTTCGTCGTGTATATTCCAACCCTCGATATTATTACCTTCTTTATCCTTGTAACTTATTATACCTTTATGTACGATTACATTAACACGTAAGCCTCTGCTAATAGGTTGTACTGCGGCTGGATATTGTTTAAATGTTTTATAGTCTGCTACAGTGGGCGAACTTATTGGATAAATCATTATTAACCCAGGCCATACTGCATTTATTGTTTCTAGCTCAAGTCCCAAATCCAAGTCTTGTCTTAGCAAACTAACAAATAGATCTGCTTCTCGATCATCAATATGTTGCATTGCCATTTGACAAGAGAAGTTTTTTTCTCTTTCATCATATTTTTCGTCTATAATGTCTGTTAGAATATGTAGGAATCTTGTTAATCCCATACCAAACTTTTTACCATTTCGTCTTGGAACAAAATCTTGCATTCCAAAGTCTACCCAAGGATTATATGCAATAGTAAGTATGCGTTTAAATATAGGTTCTTTTTGATAAGTTGTAAGAAGCTCTAGTTTCTCCTCCTGAGTACTAAAGGTCTGTAACTTTGTTATTAATTCTGATAATAGATGTACTTTGCTCATACAACTATTTATCAAATTAAAACTAACGTAAATAAGGGCGCCTATTTGCCGCCCTTTTTCTTTTCTATTGGTTTTTTAAAGTAAGTGTGATTTGGATCTAACATTAGTTAGTCTTGTACATATTATGTTTGAACTCAGAGATCTCATTGGCTTTGTCGTGCATGCCCATTTCTCTAAGTTGTTTAATACTCATACAGTAACTTCTGTATTCCATTAGTTTCATAAATCGTTTAAACATTAATAAGTCTTTCTATAAATTTTGTCGCCACGTGCAACTGATTTAATGTCGCCTCTGCATAATCCAATATCATTTAACTCAAAGTCGTTTAATTCTGACAAAGCCTTTTCTGTTGCTCTGCGGCTTTGCTTGTTTGCATAAGCACGTTTTACCCAACTTAGTTTATTTGTTATAGTATTAATCATTATCTACTCTCCAGCATTAGTTTTTTTGCTTCTTCTGTGTAGCCTTGTCTATGTAATTCAGCGGCTGCTCTTGCACGACCTGCCGATTCACCAAATGACCAAATAGCCATCATTACTTTTAATGATGCTTGTTTAATTTTTTCACAAACACTACATGTTTGTTTGTATATTAATGTTGTTGTCATTTTACTGCTACCTTGATATTGATATCTGCAAGACCCATCTTTGGTGCAGATCCTTTGTGTTCTAGCATATAGTTGTAGGCATATTGCCAATCAGAACCATATTCTGTTTTTGCATAAGTCATTAGGGTGTTATTGTAAGCCACACGACTTCTACGTGAGCCATTGAATAATCCCGACCATGCACTAAAAAAAGTGTTAGCCATTTTATATTCTCCGTTATATGTGTGGATGTTTTTGGGAAAGCATCCGTTATTTGCCAGTCTCTCCTGGCCGCTACCACGATACCTCATAATGTATCGCTTGTAAGGCATGGGTTATGCCCTGGTCTTTCCCAGAGTCAGTTAGCGTGGCACTAACTGCCGCTCTTTTTTTCTGAGCCGAGGTCGCTCTATACTACGTTGTATATGTAAATAACAACACGACATTGTATTGCTCTTATTACACTTTTATTTATCACGCATTCACGCAATAAACCGTACTTATTTATGCAAAGACGCTATGCACTATACACATACCGTCTTAAAAGTTATATTTTGGTTGTTGAGCTTTCGTATGTTTTGTTAAACTGATTATTAACACGAACGAATGTTGTACACTTGCTCAATTGTTTTAATTTCATTGCACCTGCGTATGTACAAGTACTACGCAACCCGCCTAGGATTGCTTGTATGGTGTGCTGTACTGCACCTCTGTATGGAACTAGTACTTCTCGTCCTTCGCTTGCACGATAGTCTTTTAGTCCTCCAAAGTGTTTTGTATTTGCTGCATCACTACTCATTCCGTAAAAAGCCACAAACTGTTTTTGTTCAAGTAAAGGTTTTTCTGCTGTGAGCCATTCATTGGTTGCATACATCTTACTAATAACTTCGCCGCCGCCTTGATCATGTCCTGCAAGCATACCGCCTAGCATTACATAATCGGCACCACCAGCAAATGCTTTAGCCACATCACCACTAGAGTTACAGCCCCCATCAGCAATAATATGTCCACCAAGTCCATGTGCCGCATCTGCACATTCAATGACTGCACTAAGTTGCGGATACCCGACTCCTGTTTGGATTCGTGTTGTACACACGCTTCCTGGTCCAATTCCGACTTTAACGATGTCTGCTCCATTTAAAATTAACTCCTCTGTCATCTCTCCGGTTACTACATTACCTGCTATAATTACTAAATTAGGAAATGCATTACGAACTTTTTTAACATGTTGTGCAAAGTGATCACTGTAACCATTTGCAATATCCATACATACATATTTTAGTTTATTGCTTACTTTATTATACACGGCTTCTAACTTATCAAAGTCTATTGTTCCTGTACCAATGCTCATAGCAATGTTTTGTGTTCTTCTATTATCTGGATAATCATTGTTAAAAAAATCTACAAGTTCTTCCACTGAATATGTTTTTACTAAACATGTAAATATATTTTGTTGTGCAAGTTCATCTGCCATTTCAAATGTTCCAACACCATCCATGTTAGCAGCCATAATAGGAATACCTTCGTACTCATGTCTGCTGTTTCTAAATTTAAACTTGCGTTCAAGTCTTACTTGTTTGCGTGAACTTAATGTACTACGCTTTGGACGAATTAAAACGTCACTGTAGTCTAATTTTATGTCTTGATCAATTCTCATTTTTACATACCCTATGTCTTAAATCTGTTGTACTGAATCTGTGATCTCTTTTATTAAAGTGTAGATCTATGTCTCGTCTTTTACAAATGTCTTTTCCTGTAAAATCTTTTTCTCTGTATTCTTCACCTAGTATACGTACATCAATATGATACATTTCTAGTATATCTTCTAAATCTTTTTCTAATGCATATGGAATAATTTCATCAACATACTGTACTGCATTAAGTTGTGTGTAACGCTCTACAATTGATTGTATTGGCGGATTCTTAGAATCCCTATCAACACTTGGATCCATTTGTAATCCACAAATCAAATAATCGCATTGTTCTTTTGCTTCTCTTAACATTTGTACATGTCCTGCATGTAATAAATCAAATGTACTGCAAGTAAATCCTATTTTCATATTAATAATCCTTGTACAAAGTTCATAGCTACTGCTGTTCCAGTTATAGCACTTCCTATCATAATAGCTCTGTCGCCCCAAGCCATTCCAACAAATATCCAACCAATACTACTAACCATATATGCTACTTGGCCCCAAAATACTAATCCAGCACTAATTAAAAAGACTCCACAAACTGCAAAGCCCATTGCTGCCCACTTAATATACCAGTCTGTTGTACCAACTGGTGTTGTTGGTGTTAAGTCTTCTACTTCAGATTGTAGTTCTGACAATTCTTTCTTTAAACGCTTACGTTCAGCACCTAATTCCATAGCCAGTTTTCCAGCTTTGGTCATTTGACTATCTTTGTATTCGGCTTTAACTTCTTGGCGTATTTCTTCTTCTTTTGTCATAATCCTAAAATTCCGTATGCTTCGTATGGAAGCCAATGTGTTTTCATTTGTTCTGGATGCCATAACACTGCTATTATATTGTCTAATTTCCAACTTTCACAAAATCCATACTCATCTGTAGCCAAACATGTTGCACCCGTAGGTATAGTTTTTAGTACTTGTTCATGTCTACTATAAACTTCAACATCACTACCCTTATAGTTTACACTATGATTGATGTGATGTCTACCGTTTTCTTGTAAAGATCCACCATGAGCAACTGTCAAGAACTGACAGCCTCTGCTGATTCCTAATATTGGTTTGTTGTATAGTTTTGCTAAATCTAACGTGTGTTTTTCAACTCGTAACCGATTTTCATTGTATTGCCAGTTTCCTGGTATCATACTGTTGCCGCCTGTAAACACTACTAAGTCACTATTAACTATTGTATCTGTTTTATAATGTTCTAAGTGGTTTGGTATTGGCAACAATGTATGACCAGAGAACATTTCATAAAATCCATGATCAATGCTATCGTATGGTCCGTTTCGAAATTCAATCACACGTTGCGTGATTGCTATTTTCATTTAATTGTTTATTCTGCTTTTTCTATTGTAACGTCTAATGGAAATTGGTTTCTTCGTGCGTCAGTAATAGTTTCCACACATTTTTGCTCAGCTACTTCGTAACTGTATGTGCCTGCAATGCCTCGGCCCTTTTCGTGGACTTCAAGCATCACCACGTTTGCTTGTTCTGTCGATCTATTAAAAATTGTCTGTAAAACATTTACAACAAACTCCTGTGGCGTAGAGTCATCGTTTAACAATACAACATTGTATCTTGATGGTGTTTTTAATTTAGTTATTTCTGCTACGCTACTTGATGATGCTTGAGTCATTTTTTTACCTTATATTAGTCAATGTTAATAGTTCGTGGTTTCTTTTCGTCTGGAATATTTTGTTCCAATGTAACTACTAAGATACCGTTATCTAGCTTCGACGATGTTACTTCTACATAATCAGCTAAACTAAATTCTCTTGTGAAGTTTCTAGTTCCGATGCCTTTGTGTAAATATTCAATCTCTTCCTCGATTGGTTTCTTTTCAGCGTTAATTGAAAGTGTATTACCGTCTTGTTGGATTTTTATTTCGTCTTTATCAAAACCTGCTACTGCTAGGCTAATAGAATAGCTACTGTCACTTTCCTTTACAATATTGTAAGGTGGGTAACCGCCTGTGTTTGTTGTGAAAGCATTTGCCATCTCATCAAACATACTATCAAATCCTATTGTAGTTTTATAAAAATCTGGAAGATTTAGTGTTGTTAATCTAGTCATATCTTTTCTCCTTATATTAAGCAAGATTATTTAGAACCCTTTCGGCGTTCTATGTATACGGTAGGAATCAGTCCTGTTGTATACATTGTTATTTATCTACATTTATAGACAAATTCAGTTATAACGTATTAGTATAGTCTTTTCTTTACGATTGAATCTTTAGCTATTTCTCTACGTCTTCTAGCTCGGCCTGCCGCCTCTGCTTTAAGTCTTTTTTCAGTATTACTAACAAAGTATCTGCGTTCGCGTACTTCGTTCATAAGTCCAGTTTTCATAACTAACTTCTTAAGTTTTCTCATAGCTTGTTCTACATTGCCATTTCTAACTTCTACAGATAGTCCAGGACCAAACTGAGGTTTTTCATTACGTTTATTATTTTTGTTATAGTTTCCCATGTTTACCTTTATTGTATTTTACCAGATACACGATTGTTCTGTGATGATATTTGCTCGTATTCTACTTCTAATAGATAAGCAAATGTATTTAGCAATTCCCTTGCAAGGTCTTGCCTCCCACGTTCTCTACCACGCAAAACAACTGTAACTGTTACTTTGTTATTTTTATCCAAAAATTTACGAGCTGCTTTAGCTTTGGTCTCTAAATCATGTGTATCTATGTTTAGTCCCATACGCACTTCTTTGGTCTCTACAACGCTTTCTCGTTGCTTCTTCTTTGCCAGTTTTTCTTTTTGCTTTAATGAATACAAATGCTTGTTTAGATCAATTATTTTACAAACTGGTGGATCTGCCTTTTCGGCTATCAACACTAAATCTAAATACAGTGACTTTGCTTCATCTAAAGCATCTTTCAAAGACAGCACCTGGCTTTCACCGTCTGGAAAGTTTACTCTAACTTCTTTTGCTCTTATTCGATCATTTGCGATTACAAATGGGCCTTTTGTACGTTGTTTATATCCTTTGTTTCTATTCTGCATTGTCACCTTTGATAAATTGTGGCTGTGCGTTTCTAGAAATAACTTGTTCATTTATAATAATTTTGCGTACTCCCTTTTCATATAATTCTGGCAATTGATATTGAGTTTCTAATAGTGCTTGATCTAATATTTTACGTAAACCTCTAGCACCTAATTCTTCATCAATGGCAGTTTTTGCAATTTGTTCCAATGCTGTTATTGTAAACTCTATTTGTATTTTGTCAAGTAGAAAAAGCTCTTTTATTTGATCAATTATACTACCCACTGGTTCAGTTAGTATGCGTACAAGATCGTTCTTATTTAACGGTCTTAAGACGTTTACAGACGGTAATCTACCTACAAATTCCGGTATAAGTCCATACTTCACTAAATCACGTGTTTGTAAGTGCTTTTCCCATTGTTCTACATCAGTGTCTAAACCGTCGTTAAATCCTATCTTTGCTTTGCCGAGCCGGTTAACCACAACATCTTGTAGGCCAACAAAGGCTCCACCTACTACAAATAGTATGTTACTGGTGTCTATATTCACCTTCTCCGGGTTATGTTGCGGTTTGTTCGGAACCGCTAGTATAGTACCTTCCATGAGCTTTAAAAGGCTCTGTTGTACGCCTTCTCCTGAAACGTCTCTACTCAGGCTAACATAGTCATTACGTTTTGCTTTTTTATCAATCTCGTCAACATATATAATACCATGCTCTGTGCGTTCTTGATTGTAATTTGCTGCTTGAAATAATTTGTGTATTAGAACTTCTGCATCGTCGCCTGCATATCCACTTTCAGTAATAACAGTTGCATCAGTAACTACCATTGGTACACCTAAAAAGTCTGCAAGTGTTTGTGCTAACAATGTTTTACCAGTTCCTGTAGGACCGCATAATAGTACATTGCTTTTTTGTAATTTTGTTTTTGTAGTTGTTGATATTCTTTTATAGTGATTGTATATTGCTACACTCAAAGTCTTTTTTGCATAATCTTGACTAATTACGTGTTTGTCTAAATCGTTATGTATTTCTCTAGGAGTAGGAACTTCATATTTTTTACCATAATTTTTATGTATAGCTTCTACTTTCTTTTCTTTAACAATGCCGTAGCAAAGTTCAACACAATCGCTACAAATGTGAGTATCATTTTCACCTGCTAGTAGCTTTTTTACTTGTGTTGCGTCTTTGTTACAAAAATTGCATATGGTAGGTTTGCTAGACTTCATTAAAATATTCTGGGCTCATCTGTAGTTTTATATAGTTGTTTATATCATCTAATGATCTTACAACTAGATTAGTGCCTGTAGCATTTATTAATTTTACAGTTTCTCTTCGTTTGTATTTATCGCTGTAAAATAACACTGTATTTTCTTCATCTTTTGATTTTAAAAGTCCCGACATAATATCTTCCCATGCACACGTATCAACATCGATAACCATAAAGTCGCATGTTTTAGAAACATTCCACATCCATGGTAATGTTTCTGAATTAGTTTTTTTATTTTGTACTAAGAACACAATGCTTGTTGCAATAAACTTTTCAAATAATTCTTTTACTGATGCAATAAAAGTTTCATTGGTACTTGAAATAAGAATACTTATTCCATGTTCTGTCATATAAAGGTCTGGGGGTGTTACAGTGTAACTACTGTTATCAATTTTCATTTAATTTTTCTTTTTTCGTTGTAATTTTTTTGACTTATCGTTTAGATCGTATTGTAATTGTTCTATTAGGTATTTTCTGTTGCCGTGTGTATCAATTGTATATTCTTCACCTTTTGAATCCGTATGCACTACGTCTTCTTCATATATTTTATTTTGAACAACAGGTTTTTTGGAAGTCTTGTTGTCTTTTTTATTACCCACAACATCTTTCTTAACGTCGGTGACATCTTTATCATTGTTAAATTTTGTAGGTTTTTCTTTTTTTTCATGTGTTCCTTTTGTTGATTTGCGTAATCCTAATCCAGATATTCCTGCAAGAACAAGTACAACTGCTAAAGGATCAAATACAAATACAAGTACTAGTATAACATATCTTACTGTTTCTTCCAAGATATTTTTACCAGGTTCTTGTCCATAAACTAATTCTGCAATATACTTAACTGGACCAACTTCTGCTTCTAGTTTTCTACTTTCGCCTTGTAGTGTATATTTTGTAGTATAAAGTGATTCCAACTTATCTTCAGAATCAACAATTAAATTACGCTGCGTCTCAATTAATACTGTATTGTCTTGTTGTTGACCTTGTCCAAGTTGAGCTCTAAGTCTAGTGATTAGGGTGTTAGAGTCTGCAATCTGTTGTTCTGCTAACATTCTAAGTCTTTTAATTTCCTGTCTAG